TCAGGCTTGTACTTCGACAGCGTACTCAAGATCGCCGCGCCAAGCCTCCGCGCCGACGAAGGTCCGAGGCACGCCGTAGTGCTGGACGTTGTCGATACCTTCCAGCGCCACGTCACCTGCAGACGATTCGTCGCCCTTTCTGAGCAAAGCTCGTTGCGACATATTCCTCCCGTTCACTGGATTGCGAGCGGCAATTCGAGACGCTCTCCCGGTGCATGCTAGCGCAAACCCCACCGGCTACATTTCGAATGTCAGGTAACGTTAAAACAACCCGCCGGTCTGCGTGCCAGGCTCCCAGTTCGTGATTACCAGCTCACGACTCGTCGACGGGCCACCGTTCGTGTTGTTCACGCTGTACTTGATCGACAAGCCGAGCATTGGGAATCCGTCGAATGCGCGACGAATGTCCTCGTGATCGTTGATGCTGACCATCACCTTGCCCTTGCACGACCGCATAAACGCGGCCATACGCTCGTACTCCTCGAACAGGAACGGCACGCCGTAACCTTCGGTTTTCCAGTACGGCGGATCGCAATAGAAAAACGTGTGCGGTCGGTCGTACCGGGACATGCATTCGTGCCACGGGAGGTTGTCGACGTGCGCGCAGGCCAAGCGCAGATGGGCGGCCGAGAGGCTTTCCTCGATCCGCAGCAGATTGACCGACGGCGCGGTCGTCGCGGTGCCGAAGGTCTGCCCGTCAACTTTGCCCCCAAACGCATGGTGTTGCAGATAGTAGAAGCGCGCGGCGCGCTGGATATCGGTGAGGGTTTCCGGGACCGTCTGCTGATGCCATTTGAACACCTGGCGGCTGGAGATGGCCCATTTGAACTGGCGCACGAACTCTTCCAGGTGGTGCTGCACGACACGATAGAGGTTCACCAGCTCACCGTTGATGTCGTTGAGCACCTCGACCGGGGCCGGCATCGGCCGCAGAAAGTACAGCGCGGCTCCGCCGCAGAAGACCTCAACGTAGCACTCGTGCTGCGGGAAAAGCGGAATGAGCTGGTCGGCCAGGCGACGCTTGCCGCCCAGCCAGGGAATAATGGGTTGTGCCATTTATGGTGCGAAATGAATGTTAGAATCGCCCCCGCCTTCGCGAAGGTGGCAGGGCCTTGGTCGGTTCACTGGCACATTCAGTGTTCTGGCGGCCAGCAAGGGTGTTAGCGCACCGGAGCTGGTCGCCCTGTTTCTCGTTACGCAGCGGTGCGATCGCAGCGCGCGATGGCCGCTACGAGGTCCGCAAAGCCATTCGGATCGAGCCGCCACGGCTCATTGATGCCCAGCGCCGAAGCGATCGCCTCCGAGCAGAAGTAGCGGCCCGGCTCACCGATGACCGGTCGCAGCACGAAGCCGAATATCCCGAACCAGTCGTAACCCGCGCCAGTGCGAGTCTCGAACCAGCCACGCACGGCGTCGACATCGGCCGGCATCTCCAGCACATCCCACTCGGCCGCCGGCAGCGCGAGCGTGGCGATGCGCACGCCCGTATCGCGCGACGAGGACGCACACTCGAACGTGCCGTTGCCGTGGTCGGCCAGTACCGCTTCGACGTGACTATATGGACCGCGTTGCCACCAACGAATCGCGCGGTCGACGATCGCTCCGTGCCCTTTGTAGAACGCGAAAAGCATCGCATCAGCTCCACACGATCGCGCGCACGGCCTCGATCGTCGTCGCGGCCATGACCTGCTGCTCGAACTGCACCTTCTTCATGATCGCGTTGGAGATCGCGGTCTTGCCATCGACACCCACCTGCTGGATTTGCGCAGCGGTGTGCGGTCGAAGCGACCAGTTTCCGGCCGCATCAGCGCACCAGAAGTCTGTTGTCCATCCCGATGGAAGATTCGGGAAAAGCGAGGACAACACGCAGGACGAGAGGTTCTGCTGGTCGGTGCTCTTGGCTGGATACACATAGGATTGTCCCAGCGCTGACGACGTGAAGCCTGCGACGATCTCGGCCGCACACGCCGCGTCAATTGCTGCAATCTGCGCAGTTTGGGATTGCGCCAGCAATTCTGCGCCGGTCGGCGGTGGAACTTGCGCGAGGGCGCCGCTCGCGATATGCCACTGTCCCTGCTGCTCGATGCACGTTTGCCACTGCTCCGGCGTTATCTCTATCGTATTGACAACCTCCGCAGGGACCGGGCTATCTACGCTGTCGTAGAACGCCGTGATGTTGCCTTGCGCGTCGAATGCTGCGTATTTTTGACCCATTTTTAATAACCCCAAACTAAAACACGTCCTGCGATGCCGGATGACACACCGGGGCCACTCGATGAAACATTACGCACCCGAGCAAATGAAGCCGTCTTAGACGACGATGAAATATCAAAGGCCCACACGGTCGCGGTGCCGGTCATCCACCCGCCGGGCGCCCCTTCTCCCGCTAAGCCTCCGAGCGGCGCAGTTTGAAAAGCGATCGGATTCGTAACGACCATATTGCCGTTTGCATCGCTGGCGCCGTTCGTCCATTGAAAGATCAAACCGCTCGGGAGCTTCTGGTAGCCCGAAGTCGATAGAGACGAGCCAAACACGCCTGCATACTGCAACCCCGCAGATCCGCCCCAAGCCTGCCAGTTCGAGGTGCCATTGCAAGCCAAATCCAACGTATCGCCGGGGTTGAGGACAAAGCTCGACAGAGACGTATTGCCGGTCGATACCGTATCCGATCCGTTCTTGAGGATCGTAATCGGATAGACCGTCCCGTTCAGAAATGACAGTGTTGCTCCGGGCTGAAAAGTCGAGGCGAGCGGGAGCGTGATCGCGAAGGCGCCGGTAGCAGCATACGGGATGATGAGCTTCCCGGCGTAGGTGACATCCAGCGTTGTGGCAGCCGAAAGCGCGACAACGCCCCCAAACTGAACCCCCACGCCTTTCAGGAATGCCGTCGTCGCGAGTTTCGTGCTGTTGTCGAACTGCGGCGGCGTCGGCCCACGTTGGTAACCGCCTGTGTTTTCGCACAGCACCCACGCGCCATTGCCATTGCTTAGTGCAGCGTTCCATTGCACCTCGATCTCGCCATTCACGACGATTTCGCCCCCGGCCAACGCTACGTGATCCGCACCCCAGATCGGGGCGGCAGCGATGCCGTCCGGCGCGAACGTCGATGCGCCGGTGTTGGCCGTCTTCGCCCGGAAGCGCAGCTTCATGCCATCGGTCAGGGCCGTCACTGTCGGTGCATACGCGGCCTTGTAAACGTTCGCCGCGCCAGTGTCGACGCTGTAGAGCGGCGTTCCCGCCTGCATGATCGTGTCGAACTGCGACGCGACGATCGAGTTCAACAGGAACGCTGCGGCCGCCGCATCATAAGTCGCACCGACGATCGCATTCGCCGGCACGTCGCCGGCCTGCAGCGGCGTGCCATCGTCACGCAGCAGTGGCACGACGCCAGCGCCCGCATTCAGCGTCGACTGTCCCGTGTTCGAGTGTGCTGCACGAAACTTCACCTGCAGGCCGTTCACGTAAGCGGTAACGGCGGGTGTCAGAGCGGTCACGTAGCTGTTGACCGCTCCAGTATCGAGTCCGTAATTGCCGGTCTTCGATTCGATCAGCGCGAGAATCGCGGCAAGCAACTGCCCGTTGTTGTTCGGGTCGAGCGTGAGGCCGGCCGCCGTGATGGGTGCGATCAGCTCCTCCTGCACGGCGTTGTGCCAGAGCGCGGCCAGGAACGTGCCGAGCGCGCCCGTGGCCGGATTGCCGTCGTGAAAGAAACCGTCCGTCGAATTGATACGCTGCATGATCAGCTTCCGAGGTATTTAAAGTAGACGTAGGTAAATGCCGGCTTCAGGTCGTCGAACACGGTCTCAAGCACGGGATCTCCGAACGAGGTGATAGGGTCGCCCGCAGCGGCTGTGCCGGCGCGGGCCTGATAGGCGACGATGGGCGAGCCGGACACGACGACCTGCCAGACCCAAATGATGTCGGTCACCCACATGGCGTCGCCCGCGCGGCTCACGCCTGCTTGCGCGTACTGCGGCTCGACAATGTCGACCGTGTAACCGAGCTTCGCGGCGAGCTGCTTGAAATATGGAATCGATAGGCCGCCGGTCTCGCCGATCTTCGCGACGACGGTCGCGATGCGCTCCTGCTGCGACGCACCCGACCGGGGCGTCACGCCGAGCAAGCGCTCCCAATCGGTGACCATCTCGCCCGCGCCATCCGGCGTGATGCCGGCAAGCAATCGGTCTGCATTCTCCAGTGCGGCATCGAGCGCCGCGCCTTCGGCCTTCAGTTCCGCCGCGAGGATCGGATCGGTCGGCACGTAGCTGACGGGCGGCAGCAGCTGCGTGAGCAGGTCCGCATGCTTCATTGCATCAGGCTCACGGTCAAATTGCCCATCTGGCACCACTGCACAACCGTTGCGTCGACTTCAGGAGTGAAATTACCGGTCGGCGTGACAACTGTTCGATCGGTAATGCCAGCGGTGTCGGTAATGATCCCTTCGATGCGACTCTTGATGTATTGCGCACCGGGTTCCAGCGTTGTGAAATACGCTGCGATTCCTGGCTCGATTGCCGCTTGCGCGCCAGCGGCCGTGCCGCCGGGAAATGCGACCTGTACCACGTGGTCGATCGTGACGATCGTCGGTGCGAGCACTAGGCAGTTCTTCGCCGTGACGGGCCGTTGACCATCGATCGCCGCCTGCACGGCCGTGATCGTCGTGGCCGACGGGAGGCCGCCCGATGCCGTGATCACCACATCGCACGTGCCGAGGCCGCGACGCAGCGGATAGACGTATGCAGCCGACACGCCGTCGACGTTCATCGCCCAACGGCGGAAGTCCCACTGATTGCCGCCCGCCGGCGGCCGGCGGATCACATCAAGCAGGCGGGCGAGCAGTTCGGCATCCGTTTCATCATCGGTGCCGCCGACCATCTTCACGATCGAAGCTGCGCTCGTCACGCCGTTCGGCGGTGCAAGCAGCGTCAGCGTGGTGCCCGCATCGGCATTGCCGGCGCTACCGACCGCCGTGCAGGTGGCCGCAAGCGTCAGGGTGCCGTCCGCACCGATGACTCCGGTGGCCGTCGTCGTGTATTGGCGGGCATCGAGCGTCTGCGCCACGATCGCACCGGTCACCGGTGCGCCTGGTTGGCCGTTGATCACGATACTGCCGCCTGCAGCCGTGGCGCGCTTCTTCGACAGACCGCGCGTGGCCGCGTGGCGCTGCAGGTTGTCCGTGTCGGCCGTGTCGGCGAATATCTGTCGGTAGATGTAGAGCTGGTGCTCGTACAACCCTTCGATCGCGCTACCCGTACCAGTCGCGCGAATCACGAAGTCGGAGTCGGAACCCGTGTCCGCGTCGGGCAGCTGGTTCGAAATGTCGCGCAGAATATCCGAGCGGATGGTGTCGGCGGTTTTGATCGTGAACGCCATCAGATCACCTTCACCGGATGCTCGAAGTGCTGCGGCTTACCGCTCGCATCGACGACTTCAATCGAGAGCAGCAACCAGCCCGTGCGCAGCGATTGCGCCGTCACGGTGATGCTCTGCGCACGATCGTCGTCGATCAGCGGTTGCAACGCCTGCTCGGCATATTGCTTCGCGAGCGTATAGACACGGGGAACGTCTTTCTCCCGCTTCAGTTCATGAAGGCGCGAACCAAGTGTGGGATCGGCCCAGTACGAGCCGAGCGGCGTCTGAAGGCGCAGATAGACCGCGTTGGATAACGTGGTCGTGCGCTTGCCGGTGTAGCCACCGGTGGTCGGGTCGAGTGCGGGGTCCATGCGCACGATTGTCCCGGCAGAGACACCGTGCGCGTATCTGGATCGATGTCAGTACGTGGCTATCAGAGCGGCGGACTGACGATGCCGCCCATGCTATCGCGGTGATCGTGTTCGAGGAAGCTCTTGTTGCCGATGGTGGCATCCCCTGTGATATGCGCGTCGCCCGCGATCTGTACGGCAGCGCCACCACCCGATCCCGCCTGCGCAGTCATGCCGCCGTTAGCCGCCAGTGTGCCAGCCACGTTGACCTGCTGGCTCGCGTTGAGCTGCGGCGTGTTGATGTTGACTTCCTTGCTTGCGTTGATGTTTAGCGTCTGCGTTGTGACGTTGATGATCCGTCCGCGATTCAACACGATGGAGTCGCCCTCGTCGGTGTAGAGCGCCATTTCGCCGGGTGCGAGGTTCTTCAGCCGATAGCTGCCGTGCTCGGTCGCGATGATGATGCCGTGTGCCGTTTTGCCCCCGACTGGCAGCACGATCGCCATCGTGCCGGCCGGCGGATTGGACGTAAAGCCGTAGTGCTGGAATAGCTCGTTGTCCTGCAACGTTTCGCCTGCGACACCATTCGCCTGCACGAGCTGCACGTTGCCGCCGCTTGCCGTCAGGGTCAGCACCGCACGGAACGCGAGCCGGATCTTCGACAGCGCATTGCGGATGCGACCGTCAACCTTGTCCCACATCGATAATCTCCTCCGGTCCCTTGTTCTTGCCTCGACGATGCTTGCGTTTGTGGGCGTGCGCGTCGAGTGTCCACACACCGTCTTCCTTCAGCGTGAGCGTCGTGGTTGATCCACCAGAGCGGGCCTTGCTGAAGCGCCGACCGATCAGGAAGAACACCGCATTGATGTTGTGCGGCTCGGACACTACGTGGATACGCTGTCCGGGCGTCCAGAGGACGCCGTCCGACGTGCGGTGCCCCAGCACGCGTGCGGTGAGCGTGTAGCCGTGCAGGCGCGAGTCCATCAGGAGTTTGCGCGCGCGAGAGATCGCCATCGCGACGCTCTCGCATTCGTGGTCGACGACGACATGCGGGCGATAGAACGTCACCGCTGGATCTTTCGCGACGCCCTTGATGCCGTTCTTGCCGTTCTCATGCGCAGTGCCGTGCGTTTGGCCGAGCACGGTTACCTCGGAGTAGCGCTCGGCCATCGAGCGCGAGCGCTTCAGGCTCATCACGTTGTTACCCTTGCCGCTGCGTCGCATGATCAGCGTCGCGACCGGTTTCGTCGTGTAGTCGGGACCGCCGACGATGAGCGTGCCGTCCGGTGCGAACCACGGCCAGAGTCCGTTCGCCTCGGCCGCATGCGACAACACGTTCCAGGCGCGATCGCCCGGCTCGATGTTGATCTTCTCGCTGGTATAGGTCTTGCCTGCGCTGATCTTGACCTTCGTGATGCCGAGCGGACGCACCACGTTGGCAATCACCTGTTCGAGCGTTGCCTGCTTGGCGACGAAGATCGGCGCACCGCAGTCGAGCAGGATGCCTGCGCCATCACGCCCCGAGAGGGTCAGCGTGTTGCGATCCTTGGCCGTATCTTCGTCGATCGTGTCGATGCGGCCGACAAGCACGGTGTCGCGTCCAATCCGCACCTCGATCGGCGCACCCTCTGTAACTGCATCGGGTAGCGTACCCTCGATCTTCGATCCGTCAGGCGGCGACAGCTCAACGCGCCAAGCATCGCCAGGCGTGATCAGGTGGGAATCGATCTCGTACGAGGTCCATTCACGGTGCGCGCGGCCGCCGATCAGCAGACTGACCTTGTCCTGGTCGGCACTTGCCGCCGTGTTACTGGCTGTAGGCATTGAGCACGTCTCCGGGCTGCAGGAAATTCGGGTTGATGATCTGCGGATTGAGCAGCAACAGTTCCGAGGCGCGCGTGTAGTCGCCGTACCAGCGGAATGCGACCAGATGCAGATTGCCCGCGGCCGTGATGGTGCGCGTGATGAGCGGTGGCCGCGCGTCCATCACGGCGATTGCCGCCGTCTGCACGGCGAGCGCCATGTCCTTCAGGCCCTCGACGATCGGCCGCGACGTGTCCAGCGTATAGACCTGTCGGTGTAGATCAATCGCAGCCTGGATCGACGTGCGCGTGTCGTCGACGATCCGCTCGATCTCGGCCGGCGAAAGCGTTGGGCTGGCTGCCTCGTCGGCAAGGATCGACGAGGCAGCGTCGGCGAGCTGAGCAGCAGCGGCGAGCTGGATGATCGCCCGCACGGTCGCGATGTCGGTCGGATTGGCGTTGATTGCAACGACGGCGGCCGGCATTACAGTTGCGCTGGTGCCGCTGCTCGATGCAGCCCCGCTCGACGTTGACGAGCCGCCCGAGCCGGATGTACCGCCTGATGTGGACGGGCTTCCCGACGTGCCGGCCGACACGCTGCTCGATCCGTTGGTCGTGTACGTTACGCCCGTCGGCACCATGCCGGCGCTGCTGGCGACCGTCGCCGTGCCAGCACTGATCGAGGCAGGCAACTGCACCGTGTTCGCGAGCTGTCCCGTCAGGCCTTTCCAGTCGGACGTAATGACACCGACGTCGAACGAGCGCAGATCCGCCATGCCGGACAGATAGCTGACGATGTCGGATGCAAACGCCTGCGGATACTCAATGATGTCGAGCGTCGTACCGATGATGCCTTGAACCTGCGAGCGGATTGCGCCGAGCGTGCCGGTCATCACGTCCCGCAGATTGTTTAAACGGGACAGTATTCCGCGTACCGACTTTAACGCGTCGAGCGCCATGCCGAACGCGGCGATGCCGTTGGCGCGCGCGGCGTCGGCCAGCGCCGAGACAGCCTCGGCTTTCTGGTCGGGCAATTGCTGCGCGAAAAACGGATTGCCCGACGTCGATTCGACAAAACGCAATTCGATGCGGCAGTGGTCCGGGTTGTCGGCATCGTGGGACAGCTCGTAATCGTCGAGCTGCATGTTCGGCATGCTGCCGAACACCGGATGGATCAGCTCGCCCGATCCGGGCGTGTCCAGTGCCTGGAGAAACGCCTGCAGGCGCGTCTCGTAATCGTCGCCCCAGAATACGGCCGTGAGCGACGTGCGCCGCGCACGGCGGCCGAGATCCTCGACGTTCGCACCGTCGAGATACGGATACTCGTGCTCGGCGAGCGCCCGCTTGGCGGAATCATGCGTGCGCTCGCATTCGAAGGTGACGCCCCGGAACGAGGCATCATGCAGCAGATCGGCCCAGCTCATCTCAGGACCTCCGTGCAGCAGCAGTGTTGACCTGATTGACGGCTTCCGCCAACACGTGACCATCAAGCGTCAGCTGCGTCTTGATATTGATGGGTTGCGGTTGCTTTCCCGACTCGGCCTTGAAGAGTGCGTCGCCGATCCACTTGCCGAGCTTCTCGCCGAGCATGTCGCCCCCGAAGCCGCCGGCGATACCACCGACCACACCACCGACCGCCGTGCCGATGACCGGCACGACCGACCCGACCGCCGCGCCTGCAGCAGCCCCAGCCATCCAACCGCCAATGCCGCCTGCCGTGCCGCCCGCAACGCGCGTGTACTCGCTTTTCTTCTGCTGCGCTGACAAGCCGGCGTCCTGGCTGATTCCGTACGCTTCCATTCCGCCGAACAGCAGCGACAGCGCCGACGAGCCGGCCGGCTTCAGGAATCGACCGAGCCGACCGGCGCCTTCGCCGGCCGCGCCCGCGAGCGCCATGAAACGGCTACCAGCTGCTGCGCGAATCGCGCGAACGCCAGGAATGGCGTTGACCGTGCGTGCCGCCATGCGACCAGCCGCCTGCGCGGCGGCCGACGCTGCCGGCGAATGGGTCGCGGCACGCTCGACCAGGTGGCCGGCTTCGCGCGCAGCCGCACGGCTACCACCGTGACCGGTCAACATGCGCATCATGCCCACGGCCATCAACACGCTGGTCAACCCCTCGAAGGCGACCTTCGTGCCCATGATCGCGGAGATCAGGCCCGGATACTTCGTCGCATACTCGCTGATCTTGTCGGACACGTTGCCGACGATCTTGTCCAGGCCCCGCATGGCATCCATCTCGCCCATTTCGCCGAGCGACTTCGCGCGCTCGGCCTTCCATCCGTCCTGACGCTGCATTTCCCGGATGTCTTTGTCGCCGATGCCTTCCTCGTGGGCGTGCATCGTCTTCGTTGCGATCTCGGTGAACTTCTCGCGATTGCCGAGGTAGCCCATCAGCGCGAGCATCTCCTGCCGGTTTCGCACGATCTTGCTGATCGCCGAACCGCCCAGGATCTGCTCCATGCTCTCGTACAGTTCTTTCTTCTCACCGTCATTCTTTGCCGACGCGAGCTTCTTTTTGACGATCTGATAATTCTTGTCCTTCGCCATCACTTCTTCAATGATGTCGCCGAACGCGACGAGCGCGCTCTTGCCCTGCATGCGCTTCTTCGCGAGCTTCACCGCAAGCGTGCCGCCCAGCTCGCGCTTGACCGCATGCGCAGTGTCCGCGCTGTTGAGCTTGTTCAGCAGGTCGAGTGCATTGTTGCCGGCCGCATCCGCCGTGCCGGCCGTCGTCATCGATACTTCGTTCAGGGCGATCAGCTCGGTCAACCCCTTCATGCCGCTCATACCGGCGTTCTTCGCCGATGCCATCTGCTGCGGCAGCCAATGCGCCATCTGACGCAAGTGGAAGCCGCCCATGTGGCCGCCCATGATCGCGGCGTCCAGCGCCTGCGGGATCTGGTCTTCCTTCAGGTTGAAGGTCTGGATACCGCGCATGGCGATGTCGCCCAGCTCGGTCGTGTCCGCACCCTCGCCAGTTGCGTAACGCTGCAGCACTGGCATCAGCTTGAAGGCGGTTTCGTGCGACACCGCGTTCTGACCGAGCAACTGCGTCATCGCGGCCAGCACTTCGTTTGCATCGCCCCCGCCAGCCTGAACGGATGCCTTGACGGCATCACGTATCGTCTTCTCGCCGCGCGTGCGGCCGGCGTCATCCTCTTCATTGAATGCGGTATTGACCGCAAGCGCGACGTTCTGATCGAAGCTCATCGTCTTGCGTACCGGCTCCGCGACCGCATGTGCGGCCGCGATGCCGCCCAACAGCGCCTCACCACCACGGACGACGGCTCCGGTGCCGGCCTGCACAAACCGCAGCTTCGAGCCGCGCTGTTCCAGTTTCCCCATCTCCGCGTTCAGCTCGGCTACGCGCGTGCGGGTCTGTTCGAACGCACGAGCCTGCTCGTCGGCCGACATCATGCCCGAGCGGGCGAGGCGCGCGTACGCGGCTTCGGTGCGATCGATCTCACGCTGGATTTCCGCTTCCGATCGGATACCGAGCGCTTCCCACGCCCGATTGAATCGCTGGTATTCACGCAAGCGCTTCGCGAGTGCTGCGTCGGTCGCGCGCGTCGCGGTATCGGCTGCGGCTTGGGCTGCACGCGCCTCCTGTCCGTAGGCGGCCGCCGTCCGGCCGACTTCGCGCTGCACGATCTGCTGCGACTGCGCCGCCGCTTGAACTGCGCGCTGCTGCACGTTGCCGGTGCGGGCGATTTCGCTCTGGACTGCATGTTCGGCCTGGCTGACTTGGTCTGCACGCTGCTGTGCGCTGCGCGCGCTGGCATCTGCCACGCCACGGACGGACTGCGTCGCCGTCTGCGCGTCGCGCGTCACGCCCTGCAGCATGCGCTGGGCCGGGCGCGACAGCTCGTCGCGTAACCGCACCAGCATCGAGACAAGGAGGTTTTGTGACATCGCTTATTTGCGCTTTTTGTTGCGCCGGGCGGACCGGACGCGGCCGGATTGGCCGGAGTGGGTGGACGCACCGGAACCCCCGTTGAGGGCCTCGGTGCGTTTTTCGAGAAAGCGGCCGATGGCCGCGAAGGTTGCTTCCAGCTCGACGAGCGTCAGGCTGGCGACGCGGCGCTCGTCGAATCCGTACTGGCCGAGGAAGACGACGGCGAGCCGGTAGTCGGCGAGGGCGACCTCGATTCCTTCAGCTTTTTTTTAACCGCCGTCATCGCGCTCGACAACACGTCGAAGTCATCGTCGACCATGCCGGTCGACAGAAACGCGTAGGTCAGCTCGTCCTGCGGAATCGTGCCGAGCTTCGTGAGACAGCGGGCATACATCGCCGTGCTCACGCGCAGATTGGAATCCGCGCCGACCTCTTCGAGTGCCGCGATGTTGTCCGCGACCGTCGGCACGCGGATCTCGAAGTCGAAATGTACGACGCCGTCGTGTTCGATGCCGTAGGTCAGTTGTCCAGTTTGCGTGATCATTCCGTTACCCTGCGCAGTGAAACCATCTTGAGGTCACGGCGGGCTTCGTTGTCCACCGTGTACTTTTCGCTCGCCTCGGTCGTGAAGCAGTCGAGGTAGCTCACGCGCGGGCCGCCTGGCGTGAGCGGCTCGGTCGTGAGCTTCGATCCCTGGATCGCTTCCCAGTCCAGGTCGCCGGTCTCGGGGATCACGACCGTCAGGCTCAGGTCGTATTCCGCGATGCCCTTCGAGAATCCCTTCGCGCGACCGGTGCGGTTCATCGTCTTGACGAGCTTGCGGCCAGTCTTGCCCTGGTAGTTGAAGTCGATCACCTCGACGTCCTGTCCGTCGACCGTCAGCACGATCGCGCCGACGTATTCTTCCAATGCCATTGCTGGCCTCCTGTGGTGTTAAATGATCAGGTCGATCACTGCCGCGAACACATGCAGACCCTGGACCGCTTCGCACGGAATCTTCGAGTTGAGCTGGCCGGCGCTCTGCAGATCCTTCTCGACGATCATGTTGTTCTTCCACTGGTCGACGTTCTCGATGATCTCCAGCTCCTCGGCCTTGTAGGCCACGTCGAGCAGCTCCGAGCGCACCTTCGCTGGCGTCTTTTCCGTCAGCTTGTCGCGCGGGAAGCGAAGCGCGATGCGCTGACGCCACGCCTTGCGCATGTAGTCCAGGATGCGGATCGTCGTCAGATCGAGCAGCGCGGGATCTTCGATACCCTGCGGATCGACCGTATAGGTCGTGATCGCGCGCACGATCTGCACCGTGTCGCCCGGCCCGACCTCGAACGGCGTCACGCCGTTGTGCAGCGCCGCTTCCTGATCCTGGCGGCCGGCACGCAGCGTGATGTCGGTAACGTCCAGTCCGGTCAGCGCCAGCGTATTGAGCGGACGCGCGGGATCTTCCTCGGACGCGATCACGGCCGCGTACGCTGCTGCGATCTGGTACGCCGGCGTGATGGAGCCGTTGTACCAGCCGAACGAGATTCGCCCGGCATTGAGCTGACCCGCGAGTGTCGTGGCAGTCGCCAGCGTGCCGGGCCAGCCTGCCGCCGCGATCGTGCCGCGCTGCTCGAGCGGACCGGATACCGCGTCCAGGTGTGTGCGCAGCGTCGTGAGCGACGCCTGCGTCGAGAACGGGGCGGCAATGATGTCGTGACCGGCGGCAAAAACCGAGGTCAGCGCGGGCTGGATGTCCGGATCGGACAACCCGCCCGCCATCGCCGTCACCGTGCCCGTCACGCCGCTGGTCTGGCTGACGAACGACAGCACGATCCCGTTCCCGGACAGCCCCTTGTGCTTCGCCGTGATCTTGATGTTCGCTGCATTGGTCGCATCGATCGCGGCTGTGACCGGCAGATTCGGCTGTTGGCCGATCTGCGCAACGAGGTTCGCGGCGACCGCCGATGCCGTGTCGCCGTTCGCGACCGCGATGACGGCCGAATCGTTGCCGATCTTGATCGTCACATTACCGGTGCTGGTGGCAGGGCCGGCGATCAGTACAGAACCGGTTGCCGCGACGCCCGCTGCCGCATCATCGACCGCGATGACGGTCAGTTGCAGGTACGCGTTCGCCGTGATCGCGGCCTTTGCCATCAGGTGCGCGATCGATCCACGGCCGAACGCGACGGCGGCCTGTTCGTCGGATGTCACACCGAGCGCAACGAGCGCGGCCGTGGTGCCCGTCGCCAGGCGCTGGCCGATGATCAGCACCTTTTGCAGGTTGCCCGGCAGCGCACTGACTGCGCCGGACGTGTTGAATTCGAAATACTTGCCCGGCTTGCGGGTGCTCGACGGGATACTGTTGAAGGTAACGTTCGGGCTTGCCATCGAATGCCTCGTTCAGTTATTCCGACACCACGCCGGCGGCCGGCGCAGGCAGGACGTTGGCCTGGCGCGGCGCCTGCGTGGCGGGCTTACCGTCGTCGACCTGAAGGTCGGTACGGATCAGATCGCCGTCTTTCACGCGCAGCAGGTAGTACGGCGTCTCGTCGACGTCGATTGCCTTGTCGTCCTCGATGTACTTGCGAGGCGCACCGTCCATCGGGACGCGCACGCCGGGTGCCGCTTTCACTTTCATTGCGTTGCTCCTGTGTCGCCAGCCGGCTGCATCGTCACGATGTCCTGCGCGTCCGGCGCGTTGGTGGCTTCCTTGGTCGGGTCGAGGAAGTAGTTGAGGGCCGTCGTCTCCCAGTACGGCGACGCGGGATCGAGCTGGCCGCCGTAGGATGCAAACGCCGAATCGAGACCGGATGTCGGGTCGTTCGCCTTCACGTCGGCTGGATCGACCGGCTGCGGGAAGGTGCGAACCGGCAGTGCCTGGTCGATCCACTCCGTGTGGAACTCCAGTGCGAAAACAGCGAACGCGTCACGCTGCAAACGTGTGTTAAACAGCGTGCGAACTGAGCCAGGCGCAAACTCGCGGATCGGCAGCGACAGATCCTGCTGAATCAGCAGGCGCGTCACGCCGTAGATCAGCATGTTGGTGCCCACCTCATTGAGAGACGGGCCACCGTGGCGCGATGCTGCTTCACTACGGGCGCTGCGCGCACCTACCATCACGACGAAGGTCGCTTCACGCTTCCACTTCTGGCGGCTGGTATCGACCGGTGACGAGCGGCGGATACCGCCGAACGTGACCCAGGCGGCCGGAAAGCGGCGCACGACGTCGGCGAGGTTCTCGTCATCGAATTCGCCACCATAGGTGGCTACCGACGTCACCATCTTCCCGAGACCGCGTGTTAGTCGATCCACGATCGCCAGCTCGACGGCGGTGATGATCGGCACTGGCATGGGGCTGCCCATCAGAACGCCCCCCGGTCGTCATCACCCCAGATTCGCGAGCCGGACTGAAATGCGATCGTCGTGCTCGGCTGGACCGGCGCGCCGCTCGGCAACTCGCCGAGCGTGACCTTGCCGGCGGCGGCCAGCTCCAGGAAACGCACGGCGTCGCGATAGCGATCGCGGATCTCGTCGGTCATGCGCGTGCCACCGACACACAGCCGGTAACGCGCGATGTCGCAGCACAGGCCGGCGATGAAGCGCGGCGTGCCCATAAACGGCAACGTGTAGCGACCGGCGAGATAGGTGTCGATCTCAGCGCTCGCGTCGTCGAGTGCGTTGCCGGCCACCGCCACGTCGACGGCACCGATCTGATCGCGATCGGAGATCTCGATCATTTCGGTCTCGCCGAAGCGGCGCACCATGTCATCGCTGGTCGCGTAGGCCATCGCTTACTTCCGCCCGTGCGGCTTCGTGGTCGACGTCGCGCTGGTCGCCGCCGGCGCGGTCGCCTTCGCCAATTCCAGCTCATGGATGTGATCGAGCAAGAGCGTGACGTACTCGCTCGGGCATTCCTGCCACGTGAACCCGGACGGGACCATGGCCATGAAGCTATCGGCAACGAACGCCTTATCGCGCAGCACGGCGACCTCTTCGTCGGACACACCTGCTTCGGTGCTCACGAGTACCTCGCGGCACTTGAGCATCGGATCACGCTTCAGACGGTGGATCTGGTTGCTGGTCAGAATGGATTCCGGGACGTCGACGTCGGCGTGGCCGAACTTCAACCCCTCGCGGCGATAACCTTCTGCGCTCGCCGAAACGCGCAGTACCTTGATGTGTGTCGATGCCGACATAGCATTTCTCCAATGCGATTCGATGCGTCACCCGATGGCTTTCACCAGGTCGAGGGTGACGGGATGTCTTCCTCCGCGCTTGACGACCATCGCGCGGCAGTTTCAGGGGGAGGTATCTGGTTACTGCGGGACGGCAGCCGTACCGTCCGAGCCTGCCGCGAGCTGCCAGAAACCGTAGCCACCGGCCGCGCGCGCTTCAGCACCGAACTTGAATTTCTTGCGCATGAACACGTCGTCCGCTTCCGGATCGGTCTGCTGCACGAACACCGGGGCTTTCCGCTCCTGGTAGACGAGCGGACGGACCGGCTTCGTCGTATCCAGCAGATACCAAGCGGTATCCGACGTCAGGCGCGCGTCGCACACGACCTCGGCGGTGCCCCGATACGGGTTCGGCATGCCGTCGTTCAGGCGCTCGTTCTTCATCAGTGCATTCGCGATGTCTTCGAGTGCAGGCGGCACCATCAACACATCGGGCACCACGTTGAGCGGGCGACCGTCCTCGTCGGTGATCTTGCGCATCGCAGTACGCATGACGCCGTAGGTCTTCATTGCGGCCGCCTGACCGGCGATCGTCAGCGGAAGATGGCTCAGGTTCGCGACTGCCTGGCCACGCACGATGTGCGCCTGGCTGAAGAACGCCTGGCCGTCGTAGCACGCGTTGGTGAACCCGTTGTTCAGGAGGTCGACCACGATCTCGTCGGGCAGTTGCTTGGCCGAAAAGCCCGCGCTCTGCGCCTGCGGTGCGTAGATGCCGAGGTTGTCGTCCTCGATGTCGTTGCGATCGACCTCGACCGTCGCTTCCCAGTCGTCGTTGACGACCGTATAGCCGTGTGCTGCGAGTGCCTTGACGTCCTTCTCGCCGATCCATTTGCGCATGCGCGGGAAGCGGTCCAGCCACGCGTAGATGTTCTCGCGGCTGCTGGACGGCACCTTCATCGCGACCCGTTCCCACACGGACGGTGCCGCGTCGAACGCGTTGTTGTAGGTCGTCTTCAGCGTCCAGAAAATGGCCTGAAGGGTTTCTGCGTTGATCAGCATCGAGCTGCTCTCCCGTTAAAGAACCCACACGCCACTGGCGTCGACACCGAGAACGATGCCGGCCTGCGAGCGGGTGCCGTTGCCGTTGGTCTTGGCGACGGTTTGGTTGTCTTCGATGAAGCAGGGCTTGCCATAGCTCGCCTGCGTCACTGCGTCGTCGGCCGCGTTCGCCCACTTGAACGTGACGCCCCGGCGCACCTGGACGGACACCGCACCGTCAGCGCCGGCCGTGTTGTCGACGAACTGCTCGGCGCGGCCGATGTAGGTCAGGTCGGCCTCGGTCTTGCCTTCGATGGCCAGACCGTTCGCGTTCACGGCGACGAGCACGCCGGCGTGGATCAGCGAACCGCCAGCGACCGGCACGGACACGATCCGGCCTTCGCGCATTTCGGTATTACGATCAGCGGTAGCGGCGGGCATTACGCGGCCTCCTTGGTCTTAGCAACGGCAGCCGGGTCAACGCCCATCTGGCGGCACAGAGCCAGTTCGGTTTGCGACAGACCTGCCGCCGCAGTGGCAGCACCCGTGTTCGCCCCCGGTTCCCGGCCGCCCGTTTGCGTACCGGTGAGCGCGGCGATCTTCGGCGCGGTCGACACGAACGTCTTCAGCGCGGCGAGATTGCTCTTGCCCAATTCGCGCGCCCAGGCTTCCTGCGCCGGCAGCAACTGGCCGGCCGTGAGCGCTGCGTCGACGATCTCGTTGACCTCGCGGCCGGCGACCTGCGTCGTGAGTGCGGCGAGCTGCGCCTGCATGCCGGTCACAACCGACACCGGAACGAACTTCGCCGGGTCCGGGTTGCCGGCGGATGCCGTGAGCGCGACGATCTGCGCATCCTTGTTCGCCTTCTCGGCGGTCAGTGCGACGACCTGGTCGGCGTCGCTCTTGGCCTTCGCCAAATGCGCGTTCAGCGCGGCGAGTGCCTCGGGTTCCGGCGTCTGCTCGGTCAGCCCGAGGGCCGTGAGCATCGCCAGCAGCAGCTTGTTCATCTGCAGCTCCTGATGGTTGTGGGAAAGTCGGGAAGCAAGGGACGACAGTGCGACGGCCTGCATGCCGTCGAGGCCGGGGTTGTTCGTGAGCGCCGCCATGTGCAGGCGCGTGGCAGCTCCGGTCTGCGGGTCGAACTCGAAAACGGGAGAGATGTAGCGGTATTCGCGATCGGCGATCGCCTTCGCGGCGGCCGGCGTCCAGTCGACGTCGGTCGCGAACAGGCCCTGGCCATCGCGCCATTCGAGGTTCTTGAACCAACCAGCCGCAGGCGCTGGCTGGCCGTTGGCCTGACTGTTGAGCGTCTGGTGCTCGTAGTCGATGACCATCGGGTTAGCTTGCTGGGCGGCCAGCGCGGTGAGGGTCGCCGCTTCCTGCGGGCCGCACACCCATTCCTTGCACTCGGCGATCGTCGCCGGGCGGCCGTCGCGTGCCGAGAAGCGGCCGGCGGGCAGCAACTGAATCGCCTTGCCAGTACGGTCGGTGATTTCGACGGTCAGCGCCGCGAGTGCGGTGCCGGTCGGGGATGTGCGGTGAGTAGCCATGCCGCCATTCTTCCGGGCGGCAGCATTGGCGATCAGTGGAGGGATGTCAGGAGGTCAGCCACTCGTTGCGGTGGACTGCGGTGCAACTATATAGCTAGGGCAGAAACCGTCGAAGATGCCGATTCCGGCGGGATTGGGGCCGATGTGCCGTGACTCCCTATCCGACGATCGAAACTAACGTGTACTCTAAACACGCTGGCGGGCATGGCGCTGGCCGGGTGGTACCTGCGTAGCCATCCGGTCCCGTGAGCGGCTTGTAGGCGGCTTTAAACAGAGCTGCAATCTGGCGACGTGGGTAGCGGTGTTTCTCGATCCGGACCAGGATCGCCAGAATGATTTGCGTCACCACTCGTGACGCAGCTTGCCGAGTCCGAAATAGCCGACCACCGTCCCGCTGATCGCGGCCCAGAACTTCACTTTCAGGATGAACCATGCGTCGTCGGGGCGGACCGAGGGTGCACGCAGGTCGTCGCCGTAGTCCCAGTTTCCACTGAACGCGTAGCTCAACAGGTTCCATCCGTGGGGAATCAGCAGCCAGAGCGCCAAGATCGCGATTAGCGCGACCGGGACGACCCAACCAGGAAGATCCAGCACGTCCGTCGCGAGCAGCCGCACTACAACGTACGCACATACAAACACAGCCAGCGTCCAGAAGCCGTAGTTCACAAAAGCATTGAATGATTCAAAAAAGTTCATGATCTTGTTCTTTGTTTCGTTTGTTGTTCGGATTAGCCGGCAACCCGGCGCAGATAGTTTGCCACGACCGATTCGATTTGCACGCCGTCCGCGTCCGCCATCGTCATGAACGGCCGCGCCGGGATCTTGGAGCCGGGATGGTTGACCTTTTTCGCGAAGATGCCGCCGAAGTGCAATGCCTTCGCATTCTTCGGGACGATCGTGTGCGGCTTCGTCTGGCCGCCGAAGTTCTGGATCGCTGCATAGATGAGGTTCGTGCCAACCTGGGCGCTCGTTCCGTCGAACGACTGCGTGATGCTGTTCACGAGCGCTCCGGTCTGGTGCAGGATGCGCATTGACCTGGCCGCGCGCTGGCCAAGCTGGATGCTCCAGGCCCCCGACTTGAACTTACCGCGCCCCGGCTTCAGCTCGCGGCCAACGCGGCCGGCCAATGTCGACGGCGCGAGGCCGAGCCACTTCGGGCGGCCTTCCTGCGCGAAGTTCTCGTCGACCGCGTCGGCCATGATCCCGGAAATTTCGCTCATGACGGGCGTGGCGTCAGCCATTGCGCGGACCACGCGGTTCAGGGTCGCGCCGAACAGGCGGTCGTCGATCTCGATTTCGATCATCGGCTATACTCCGTTTATACCGATTGCAGTCGCACAAGCTTCCGACTGACGCGACCAAAGGAACTGCACGGTGGCCCGCGACGAGTCGGCGTCGCGGGCCTCGTTATTTGCGGTATGCGAGGAATCCTTCGCGCTGCCTTTCTATATAGCGGCGTCGCGCCGCTTCGCTGCGATCAGTGTTCGCCATCATGGCCGTCGAGCCAGACCAGCCGTCCTGGCCGAACTCGAACACGCTCAGGCCGTACTGCGCGCCGTCCTGGCCGTCGATTTCCCACGACTTGATGTAACGGCGTTTCAGCAGCCATTTCCCAGGCTGATCGCGGCTTTCCTCCCACCGCAGCCAGATCTCGTCGGGCGACTGGATCGCACGGGCGAGCAGCCCCATGTACGCGCCGCGACCATCCTTGTCCGCCTTCCAGGTGCCGTCGCTCGCCTTGAACAGATCGTCCGAGATCGCGACGGGGGTGCGGGTCGCATCTTCAAACACCTTCGCCTGGCCGAGCTGGAGATCGAACTCCTGTAGGAAAGCCTTGGCGTACTGCTGCGGCTCGCGTCCGGCCGGTAACAGACTGGATGCCGGCACGCGCGTCGGCACCGGCAGATCCGGCAGTTCGACGCCCGATGGGAACGTGCGCGGCAGATTGTCCAGCGGGGGCGGGGTGAACGGCCGCAGCCACTCGCGTCCCGGATTGAACCCGAATCCCGGATCGGGCAGCACCAGCTTGCCCGTGATCGGGCTTCGGTACGCCGTCGCCGGTTGCGTTTTCCCATCGCGGCCGACCGGCTGCTCGACCGTTTCGAGGCGGCCCGCGCTGGTCGGTGGATTCTCGGCGTCGCGATAGCCGAACGGCCGGGTACGCACACGACAGCGGCACCGGTATCCGCACGGCGGATAGAACACCGACCAGAACGGATCGTCGTAACGGAACACCGAGCCGTGCAGCGCCGCATGCGAGGGCCGGGTCCGGTTGTCGAGAATCGCGACGTATTCCCACCAGGGCCGCGTGTCGACCTGTGCCATTTGCGTCGCGAAACGCCCGGCCATGTACGACGACTGCATGTTCGTGCGGAAGATCGTATCGAGCCGGCGCGGTGTGAGCCGCCGCCCCTGAATCTCGCCCGTGTCACCGTCGACCACGTCGCCACGCCCGAACCAGCCCTTCTTCTGCAGCGTCGGGATCAGATCATTCTTGAACTGCTCGAAGGTCGTGCCTTTCTTGAGGGCGTCCGTCAGCGCCGCGCGGATGTCCTGCAGCACGTCGACCTTCATCACGCCCGCGACGGTAAACGCACGTGCGTGCGCTTCTGCCGCGACGTCCTGCCACCGGAATCCGAGCTGATACCCCTTCGACTCGAAGTACCGTACCGCCTCGGCCGGCTCCAGACCGATCGCGTAGGAGAGATCAACCCCCGCCATTCACGCGCCCCCAGATGTCCGCGACGAACAGCGCCCGCGCGAGCAGCTCGGCGACCTGGTCGTCGCTCATGCCGGGCTGCGCGGACAGCAGCGCATCGATCGCGTCGTCCGGCGTCTCGCCGGCACGGATGGCCGTGATGACTGGTGCGAGCAGCTTGTCGACGCCGGCTGCGATCGCGTCAGCCGGCAGAACAGTCTCGTCGAGCGCATGCTGATCCGGGTAGACCACTTCGCCGCGGTCGTTCGTGAGCACCGCCTTATAGGTCATGCGCGTGCCGGCGATCGGCGCACCAGGCGCAGCCGGGATCTTCTCGGCCGGCGGACGGAACTCGGGTGGCAGCGCCATGATCGGATTCGGAATCGACAGCAGCGTGTCGCCATCCTTCGCGGCCGGAATCGACAGCTTCTCGCGTGCCCAGTCGACCGGGATCGGCATTCCCATGCCGACCAGTGGCGGAAGTGCCTTCGACAGCATTTCCATGTCAGCCGGCTCACGGGTTTCGAACACGAAGCGGGGCATGCGGCGCGGGTCGACATTGGCGACGTTCAGCGCCAGCATCGGCCAGATCAGACCGCTCGTGATCGTCGCGGCGAGCTGACGCGCGTCCGACACCATCAGATCGTGCCGGACCTCGTTATGGACATTGCCGAGTGCGTGCGTCGACGACTTGCCGTCCGCCTGGCTGGTCAACGTGCCGCCGAGGATTGCCTTCGACTGACTGCGCTCCATATAGTTGATGAGCGACAGGTGAACGGCATCGGTGCCCTTGGCGGCTTCCTCGAACTCGATCTTCATCTGTTCCGGGATGATGCCGGCCGCGTTGTGCCCAATGCTTGCCACCGCCTGCAGCAGCGCGCGCTTCTCGTCGTCGGTCGAGCCGGCCGGATATTTGCCCAGGCGCAGCGGCAGACCGTAGATATGCAGGAACTCAGCCAGATCCCGCACGCCATAGTTTTTAAACAGGTACGGCCACGACAACACGCGATGCAAGCCGCCGCGCGCGATGTAGCCTGATTTCGCCTTGTGGCGGTGCACGAGCCAACCGAACGGCCACAGCGGCGTGCCGTCGACGTCGATGCCACGCAGCCGGATCTCGTTGCGGTTCTCCCACGGATTCATGAACCAGCGCTGCGGCCGGTGCTCCAGCGACTTCGGCATCCAGAGCTTTCCCAGGCGCTGCCAGTCCATTTCGAGTGCGGAGAAACCGTGACCGATCGCGTCGAGGCAATCGAGCTGCACGTCCTCGAAGTTGGGCAGATCGACGATCCACTCGCGCACCTGTTCCGCGAGCTTCTTCTCGGCCGCGCTCGCGTTGCGAGGCGGGACGACGTCCCAGTCCAGCGTGAGCAACACACGTTTGCGCTTGCTCATCTCCGCGAAGATGTGCGGGTCTTTTTCTTCCATGTCGGTGAACAGATCCGACTGCGCGATCAGGTGGCCGCGCTCGGCATCCTCCAGGATGCGCGCGAGCCGATGCGGGTTGAGACCGCGCGCCGGATGTTCCTCGTAACTATATTGAAGCCACGCGAGCTGGGCGGTCTGCTGTTCCGACAGCGCGCGCCGTTCCATCGGGTTGCCGTTGACGTCGACGATTTGTGCCATGTCTGTTCCTTACCTACCAGGCGCCGTTGCCGAAGCGCTGGCCGCTAATTCCGGCGTCGCCGTTTTGCGGCAGTTTTGACACCGGGGTGTACTCGAATTTCATGCCGCCACGCGACACCGCGATCGCCCACAGCAGGTGCAACGCGCACAAGCCGTCGTAGTGGTGGCCGCTCTGCGGCTCGGGCCAGCTGTCCAGCTCGCCGAGTAGCTGAACGAGCGACGGGTGCATCAGGAGGCTGGGAGCCAGCCGATCGGTGATGAACGGTTCCAGCGAGTCGATGCGCACTTCCTGCGGCACCGTGGCCGTGACGCCGACGAGCGGCAGCGCAACACCGACGTCGAGGCCGGCCTGGATGAACGTCTGCCGCGAATGCTCGTAGGCGTTGTTGTTCTCGAATGCGATAGACAGACACTGGAACTCGCGCTGCATCGTGATCAGGTCGGCCTCCAACTTCGATGGCACGCGCCGCTTGATCACCGCGTGCATCACGTGCAGCTTCTTCGCTACGGTGTCCCATCCGCCCACCAGGAGCGCAGACGGATCGGACGTTTCGCCTCGGCCCATCGACGGATCGCATGCGCCGAAGATGCGCCAATATTGGGAACGCTGCGCCCAATAGGTGATGTAACCGAACACCTTGTCTTCCTCGGTGCGCGGGTCACCCTGCATCTCGGTCGAGAATGCGCGCGGAGACTTCGCCCGCTGACGCATCAACCAGAACAGCGAGCGCACAGACGGCCATGACGTCTCCGCGCCTTCGTCCATCTCGGCCTGGCGCTCGACGTAGAAGCGGAACGACGGCAGCTCGTCGTCCGGCACGACCTCGCCGCGAGCCGACGCGGCGGCGATCGCGTCCTTGTCGACGTTGAGCATCAGCTCCTGACATTGTTCCCACAGGTCCATGCGCGCAGGCATCGTCTCGATCGCGCGGAAGTGGTGCACGACGTGCCCGATGCTGCGCTTCGCGCGCGAGATCGGATCATCCTTGTCGAGCACGGTACCGACGCCTACATACTTGACGCTGCCATCCGGCGGGCCGAGGTAGTCGATCGCCTTTTCCAGCCAGGTCCAACGGTTCTGGCGCTCGGTCGGGCTTTTCGCTTCCGCATCGGTGATCAGATCGTCGCCGAACAACACCTTCGGCCGGCTCGCGCCGTGGAACGTGCCACGAATTGCCTGCTCAGCACCGAACGGTTCCACCTTGACGCCGGTCTTCGAGATGAACTCGCCGACCTTCCACATCGGCCCTTTACCGCATACCTCGGGAAAGTCGAGTGCGAGCGACGCGTTAGCGGTTAGCTCGGTTTTAACCACCTCCAGCAGCTTGGTCGGCAGCGACGTTTCCGCGCCGAGCAGGATCAGGTAGTCGAGGAACGGCGGCGGCTCGGCGGTCCAACCGATCTCGCGGCGCACGTCGTCGCGTTGCAGCAGCCCCTGCACGATGATGTACACGGGGCCGATTTTGGTTGTGAGCGACGACTTCGCTTCGCCGCGCGGCGCTACCCACCATTCGCGCGTACCGCCGGCCTGGCGCAGCAGCTTCGGGAACCGACCGCAGAAATGCCCCTGGAACAGCGACGGTGTGCCGCGAATGTGGTGCGGGAAATAGGTGTACGCGAAGAACTGATAGTCGCCGTCGACGAGCACGCGACGGCGACGCTCGCGCCGTGCCTCGGGCGACGGATCGAGACCGGTCGCGTGTGCGTCGATGTCGCGGCGCAGCTGTGCCGCCAGTTCGGCCAGCTCGTCGCGAAACTGCTTTTCGGTGAATTTCTGCGTCATGTCGTTGACCGTCTTTGTGGCAATCGCCCGGATTTGAACCGGGGCCGGCGGGCGCCCACCGTCTGGAATTCCAGCCTCCCCCTCAACAGGGTGCTCTACCTGACTGAGCTACGATTGCCACAAAGACCGGTTCTCCCATTAACCGTATGCGACGGCCAGCTCATCGCCGAACGGGCCGAGCACCTCGGCGAACGCCGCGATATGGGTGGGGTGACGTTCCTTGATGAACGCAGCAAGACGCTGGACCACGCCCATCGCGACCGCCAGCTCGTTCGTCTCGGGCAACACCCGCTTGCTGGCGTTGATCGTCTTGTTGTACGCATCGGCCAGGCTGGCCAGCATCTCGACCTTCTTCGGCGCAGGAAGCTCGCCTTGCTCAATCTCGGTCAGCGTTGCCTGGTACTGCGTGACCAAGCCGGCGAGCATCTGGCGGGCGGCGCTTTCGACGCCGCCGCCCGCCATCAACTGCGCACCCTGGGCCTTGTCCCAATCATCGCCGGCTGCGAGCGCGTCATCCTTCCAGCGGCGTGCGGTCGAATACGCGACGCCGTACCGCGAGCTGGCGATTTCAAGTGACAGGCGGTCGAACACGTAGGCCCGACGCACCTTGTCGCGCATTTCCTTCGGATAGGCCATGTACCGGTCAGAAGCCGAGCTTGTGTCGGATGAATGCGATGCCCGTCGCGACGATACCGCCCGCGACACCACCGGCCACGCCGCCCGCGATCGCGCCGTTGCGTACCGCTCGCTGTTCGATGCCTTCAATCGTCGCCGTCAGTGCGCCGATGTCGCCGTCGATCTTGCGCAGCAGTTGCAGCTGCTCGGTGCTGGTCGAGTCGAGGCGTGCGCCGCCGGCAGTCGGTGCCGGTTCGTCGAGCGGCTGCGACGGGGCCGTCGCCGCCGCCATTACCGATGCTGTGTCGGCCGAGGACATGCCGTTCACGATGGTCGCGTCGATTGCTGCGGCCGAATTGATCGGCGAATCGGTCGCTGCGTCGCCGGGCGTCGAATTGCCCGATGCGCCGACGGCGGCAGTGGATGCAAACACGGAGGCGGCCGTATTGGTCGAGTCAGCGTTCAGCGGGGTATCGGTTGCTGCGGTATTCGTTTGGAGTTGGTCCATGGTGATTTAACGAGGTACGGTTTTGGAAAGGCTGTCGATCTTCGCGTCGATCCGTGCGAGTAGTTCCCGCACCTCCTGACGCTCGCTTCTTACTTCGTCGCGACTCGCGCATTCGCGGGCCACCATCTCGCGGAAGTCCGCCAGATTCTTCTGCAGCAGGCCGATCTGCCGACGATCGCTCTCAGCGTCGCTCTGCACGCGTTTCACCCATACGCCGACCGCTGCGAGGCATACGGACCACAACGCACCGAGCACGGCCATTACGACAGCGGAGGCGTCAAGCGTGAATTGCATGTCCCCTCCGTTTCAGAGCTGCGGCTTCGCGGCGGCTTTGACACTCGATGCAGTAGCGGCAACCTGGTGCCGCGACCCGCCGCGCTTCAGGAATCGGCACGCCGCATTCTTCGTTCTGGCAAACGAACGCCGATTCTCCGTGCGGCGCATTCGCGCGGGCGGCGGCAATCGCCAGCTCGCGTGTCTGTTCCTCGATCATCGAGGCCCGATCAAAATCGTCCATGCCTATTGCGTGTTCTGCTGCGGTTTCTGGCGCTCGGCTTCGATGTCGAGCACCTTGTTCAGTTGGGTGTCGATACGCCGGTTACGGGCCGCGTAGTCGGTGAGCCAGTCGAGGATGTCCGCTTGTGATACCCCGGAATCAAGGGCGTCATCGGCTCCGGTCTCTGCGCCAGCTCCGCCGGTAACGGCGCTATTCGGCAGGGGATCAGCACTGGCGTCGACTGCGACGCCGTTCCACACGCGGACAAAGCCGCGAGTGAACACACAGCGAGGCAAAGGCTCGGGATTCGCAGCGAGCGTCGGGCGGTATGTCTGCGTGACGACATCGATCTTTCCTTTGGCGGTAGAGGTGAGATGGTCGATCTGTTGCTGGGCGACGATGAGCGCCTGAGCGGCCTGGTTGCCGCGATCGACCTCGGTGGCGTAGCGATCGTCGGCAATGCGGGCGGCGTCGGCCGCAGCTTTCTGCTGCGTTTCGCGCTGCTCCGACAGCGCGAGATCACCGCGCGTCGTTGCAACGTGATATCCGTGCTCGTAGCCAGCTGCACCAGCGAAGGCAATCGCTACAGCGATACCGATGACGGTCAGCGCCTTCGCGTATTCACTGATCATTGGAGCCTCCCGATGCGGGCTTTCGAGCGAATGCGCTGATGCCGGTGATCACGGCCGAATATCCGCCGACGCAGGCGAGATACGCGTACCATTCCTCGACGACGAGCGTGCCCTTGTAGCCCTTGAATGCGAACACGGCGGTTGCAACGGCCGACGCAACATTCGGCCAAAGCTTCGTATGCGACAGCTTCCCGTCGACACCAGCGATGAGATCACGCAGCGACATTAATGACCCCTCCGGCCGCCTTGTACAGCGAAGTGAGGTAAGCGACCGTGTTCGTGTGCTGACCGTACGGCGAGCCGGGCAGCGACGCCCAAATATTGCTCGCCTGCGCGAGGGCAGCGCCGAGGTTGCCGTTCTGGATCAGCCGGATCGAGCCACGTTCCTTGAGTTGCTGGATGGCGATGCGGTCCTGCGAGATCGGGCTGAAGTCGGAAAGGTTCAGCAGCTTCGCGTAGGGCTGAAACCACCGGAACAGAAGCTGATAGCGGCCGGCCGCCGTCGAGTTCAACGCGGAATTGAGAATGTCCGGATGGGTCGCGTAGCTCGGAAATGTGCGCAAGTTCGGCGGGACCGACTGACCGTTGCGCATGAGCGGCCCGTGCGAGCCGACGAGTACGTTGTAGCCGTCGTCGCTGTGGGCGAGCGTCCACGCGTCGATCTCGCTGCCGGCGATCGCGTCGAGCAGCGCGACAACGTTCTTGCCGCCGGCTTCTTCAATGGAGATTCGTGCCATCTGACTTCCTGTCTGAGTTGAGGGGAAGTCGGATCGGTCACGATTCGCACTCGCCCTGAATGGATGAGAGCGAGTTTATGAATGGCACTGACATACGACATGACGTCATGTGTCAGTACCAAAGAGAAGCCCCGCACGATGGCGGGGCTCGGTGGGAGAGATAGTGTAGCGTGTTAGAACAGCGCGAGCTGATCGACCTTCGCGACGATCTTGTCGGCCGATTTGAGGATGCGCCAGATTTGTCGACTGGACATGCGGTGCGTAGCTGCCAGGCGGGACACTGCGAACACCGCGCTGTGTTCCCGCGTGATCTGGTCGAAGTCGCTGCGCAACTGACGATGGAACATTTCGCGCACTGCATCGCGGCAGGTTGGAATATCCAGCGACTCGCCACCGAAATGCTTGCAGAGCTGCTCGGCGGCTTCAGTGCCGATAACCTCGGCCAGTTCTTCAAACCGGGCTTCGCCCGATCGGGTCTTGCGCTTTGGCACCGGAAACACTACACCTGGCATCGCACGAATAAGGGCGTTCGTCGCGGGCAAGCCGATGACCGCGATCAACGTACGAGCCGTGCGCGGCAGCAGATGCTCGACGTCGCCGAGATTCATGCGCGCCTCGTTCGACGGTTGGCGTCATACTGCAACGCGGCGATCAGCTTGGACAGCATTGCATCGTCGCAAAACTCGATCGCATCGACCTTGCAGATTCGCTTCACCATGCCGCCAAGATAATCCCAAGAGCGGCCCGCATTGGCGAGCAGTGCCTCGATCTTGCGGATCTGAGCAGTGCGCGACCGCGCAACGCTGGGGCGGCGTCCAGCATCCCGCTTCGGTTTGAAGCCGCAGCGCTCGAAGTGCTTCAACAGCTTATGCGCCCCCTCAGGCGTCAGGTCTTTCGACGAACTCACGCCGGCGATGCTGCGCAGCACCGTGCGATATTCATCGTCGGTCATTGCGAGCTGTTGCTTCGCGATATGGATCTTCGCGACGGTGGTCTTTGCGATCAGCATCACGACCTCCACCAGCGCCGCAGCTCGCGACGGCAGAGGCATACCAGAAACACGATGCCGGCTACTATGGTGATCACATCAGACATTAGCGGCCTCCTGTGCGGTGAGGTCGACAGACGTATTGACCGCCACGCCCACTGATACGAGGGTGACCGATTGACACACTCGCGCGAAGTGACGAAGCATCGTGCTGGTCGTGTTCCATGACGGCATGTAGAACGTGGAGGTATGGTCCAGGTTCGGAAAGTACTTCCGTGCCTTCCGCTTTCCGAAGTTCTTCTCGATCTTCGCTCGCTCAGTCGGTTTGTATGCGCTGATCTTCACCGGCCGGTAGAACCGATGTTCCGGCGCAGCTTCCTTCAGATACTCTCCCTTGAACCAGCCGTTCACATAGACCATGAGGTCGTACCGGCGCGGCTTCGTCCTCTGCACCTGGATCGTGATGGTATTGCCATCACAGCGAAGCACAACGCAGCCGAACGGAAACGACAGCTCAGTATCGATCCGCTGAATTTCGTCTTTCGACAGTTTCGACACGTGGCCTCCTTAGATTGCCGCGAGGTCGAGGCTGATGGCGCGATACTCCTCGGTGTCCTCGATGCGTTCGTACAGACGGATGTACGGCTTGCTGCCAGTGACTCGGATGCTGTCGACGATCGCGCGCATTGCCTTCGTCCACTTGGCATCGTCGATGGCCAGGCGACGCAGCGCGAGAATTCGCCCGGTGTTCACGTTGCCTTCCTTGTCGACCTGGAACGCCTCGTTGATCAGCACCTTTACCTTGTCGTTACTGCCTTCCGTCCACTCACGCAGGCATTCGTCGATCAGCTCCTTCGCAGCCTGCAGTCGTTCGTCGAACTGGATGTGGTCTGCGATTTTGCGAACGATCTTGTACTGCCCGTTAAACGTGATGAGGGAAATGTTGCCCTTAGCGCCACCCACCTTGACGCCGTACTCTTCGTGGCTAGTTTCGATGAAAGCCGCGATGTCGCCGAAAGCGCGCGCCTTGAAGTCGACCATCGCGGACTGCAGGCGTTTCGCTTCGTCAACCAGCGCCGTGATCGTTTGATCGCGCAATTGGTCGATCGGTGCGACGAGTGATTCAGGAACGAGTCGGCCACGAGCGTCCTTCACGTAGCCTGCCGGGATATGCTGTTCAGTCATGGATTTTTCCTTCCTTGGAAAATTGGTTCATTTCTTTCGTCAGCCGTCGCAGCGTGCTCAGGCTCTCTTTGATCGTCGGTGTGATCTGCCGACTGCCGGATTCGGCTGCCACAACAACAGCGGGCACGGCAGCGGCCGGTGACGTTCGGGCCTCGGGCGTACCCAGTCCGGCGTGTCCCTGGCGTTGATGTTCCAGATGTGTCTCGGCGCGCGATTCGGCCTTGTCCGAAAAGCCCGCGAGTACTTCGAGCAGGTAGCCATGGGTCTTGAGCGGCAGCTTGAGGCGCCCCTGATCGCGCTGCGCGAGCATGTGTTCGAATCCCTGTCGCCAGTAATCGATCGGACAAACCCACGTGCGCCCGTTGCGCTCGATTTGCGCGGCGCGAATCATCGGTGCCAGCTCATTGATCAGGTTAGCGACGCGGGAGTGGCTCATCTGGCTTTTCGTCGGCGCGAAGAGTCCGATGTAGCGCAGCATGGGTTTGACGAACGACTCTCCGGCGGGATGGGCTTCGATGATCGCGTTGAGTGCCTCGCGCGGTGCATCGTCCGCGAGCAGCACGTCCAGGCTCATCACCGCGCGGCAGTTCGGGCAGCAGAGTTGCGGCAGCGGCATCAGTGCACCTTCCGCTTTTCGTCACCCATCACGACGACACGGTTTTTGCAAAACGTGGTCAGTGCCTGGGATACAGCATCACGATCGCCTTTGAGGTGCGCAACGACGATCTTCGAAACTTCTGCGGTCACGTCAGCCAGCACGCGATTGAGCGCTTTCAATTCGGACACTGCGTTCACGCCGGCCCGATTGGCTGTATCGAGTGCCTGACGAAGCTCCGCTACGGTTTTCTTCGACCACGGATCGTCGCCTTCGCAGTTGTATGGCGGCAGCGGTTCTGCCTGTTTCCCGGCACGAGCAGCTTCCGCCCATTGCCCGGTCTGCCGGATCTCATTCGATTCGTTCGTCTCTTCGAGCATTTCGCGCAGACGCGGGCTGGCGTCGAGCTGCGCGTCGAGGATCGCAGCAACGCCGCGATGATCGCCCCGCAGGTGCTGCATCAGCACTCGATTGACCAGACCAGCCAGCTCGTTACCCGCAATGTCTCGCCTCTGCGCATCGGCTGCGTACCGGCGCAGCCGCTCGTTTGCGTGCCCCAGCTCGCGGCGCAGTTCGGGGACGGTTTCGAAGGCATCCGGGTTCGCGACAAGCACGCCAGCAATTTCGTTGTTCATACCGTAGTCCTAATCTAGATGGTTATTTCGCGATGCTTTTGTCACTTCCAATTAGCCGATCAGTTTCCCCGCTCGGTCCAAAGCACGCGCACGTCGCCAATCTTGAATTGGCCCGTGCGGTACCGCGTCGCGCCAGAGCCACCAGTGCGGTAGTAGGTCGCTTCGCCCTTCGTCACCAGCTCGGCGCAGCTCTCGCAGTTCTGCACCTGGATCGTCGGCTTCGAGTGGTTCGAGAACTCGATGCCGATGACCACAAAGCCTCGCTCGGTCAGCGTCTCGATCGCCGCTGCGATGCGCAGTGCCGTCAGTTGCATGAGCTGGTTGATCGGCGGCACGGTCGGACTGGTGGCGTTAAAACTCGGCGTCATTTGGACTCTCCTTTAACGGGGCGATGCGTACAGGTCTGGCACGTGCGCCAGTGCGACAAGGCAAGGGGGTTATTCACCGGCGGCCGGCGCGCGGCAAAATCCAGGCATACCGTCGGCGTCACCAGCTCGGCGGTATGCGTGCATTTCACTTGGCCGAAGACGCGCAGAACGCGTGCGGCCACACGGTCGGTCTTGCCCGGATACTTCCCGGACAGCACCAGGGAAATGGTCGTGCGGGACAGGTCGAGCTTGCGCGCAACGTCGGCCTGCGACGATACGAACACCGCCTCGCGCAACAAAACAAGCCAGCGGTCAGCAAGCGTCATGGTCGGGCTCCTCGTGCCACACGATCTTCCCGAGGTTCGGGTCATATACCGATTTCGTGCGCTGGATCATCGGCGGGCGCGGCCCGGTGTACTTCGATGCGAGCAGACGATAGCGCGCCTGTTTTGCCCCCTTGCCACGAATAAATGCGTGACCGGGGTCGACGATCGTCAGATAGCCGGCATGCGCGAGACATTTGACGTACGACTGCGCCGTTGAGTCAGTGATCGCGACATCGGGTGTCGACGCACGCAGCGCCAGCTCGCGCGACGTGAAGTCGCCCATGATGCGCATCGTGCGCCACATGTTCTCGTTGCCGCGCGACTGCACGACGGGGCGGCCCTGGCGGTCGAGGCGCGGCGCTTCCACGCCGGTATCGCGCACGAGCCGATAGTGCTTCCGATCGTTGATCGCCTGGCGCTCGCCGAGCTGCTCGATGACGCCACCGCGTTCGAGCGCCTGCAGGTACGTATGGACGGTCGCCTTGTCGATGTCCGCAGCGCGCACGATCGAGTGCGGGGTGAAGTCGTTCGCCTGGCGGCGGATGGCTTCCCATACGCGCTGGCGCGGCCCTTTGCCGCCAGTCAGTTCGAGGTGTGCGGGCTTCCTAGGCATGGTCGCTCCCTGCGTTTGCGCCGGCGAGAAACGCGCAAACGGCGACGAGCAGCAAAGACCAGGCAGCGACGCCGGTCCAGGCGAGCAGTTCGATCCGATCATGCGCGATGACGCATCCCACGATCATGATCACCACGGCGACGCCCGACGCGATCATGGTCAACAGGTGGATGTGCTCAGCCGCTCGTGCCATCTGAGGCGTGGTGGTTTCGTAGTTGTGCATGACGATCACCTCACACTCGACGTTTCGGCGCTTCGCCGGTGTACAGCTCGCGCTTGCCCCACTTCGCGAGGTCGATCGCGTCCAGCCCCTGGACCATCGCTTCTTCCTGAATGCGTTCCAGATTCACGCACACGCGGCGTACCGAGCCGTGTGACAGGTCCACCAGCTTCGCGAGCAAGTCTTCGGCAACGTCGACACTCGGGCAATAAAGCGGACGCAGCTTGTGCGCGTCTTCGAGCGTGACGGGCTGCGCCGGCACCCAGGCAAGCACGCGACCGTGCATTCGTTCCCAACGCTTCAGTTTGTTCGGCAGACCTTCCTCACCGATCATCAGGATCGGGGCCTGGCTGGACTCGTACAGATCACGGACCAGTTCGACGGCGTTGCGGTCGACTAGGTGGTCCATCTCGTCGATCACCAGCGGCCGGCCGCTCGCGGCCAGTTCCTCGGCGACCTGATCAGCCATCTCGGGAATGGTCGCGGCCGGCTTGATTCCCATTTCGAACAGTACCGCCTTTAGGAAATGCTTCTTCGTCCAGACCGACTTCGCCTGCACGTAGCGCGCGCGACGCGTGTTGGCAACGAAGTTCGCCGCCATGCTCTTGCCCCAACCGGAAGGGCCATAAAAGCAGACGAGGCCCGGCAGGTTGGCGCTGCGCGAGACAGCGCGTTCGATCGCGATGTCGCACATGCCGAGGTTCGCGATCTGCGCGATGGAACCGACGGATTTACTGTTCATATCGTTTTGTGTCATTCTTCGCCCACGGTGGTCTTACAGTTGGTTGGCGAGCTGCAACTCGCCGGCTTCTTCCTCGCGGCGCTTTTGCGCCGCGAATTCTTTGCTACGCTGGTACGTGCCGTACCACTTCAGGTCTTCAGCGCGATCGATCGCCCCTCCGTTAGAAATGTGTCGATCCAATGCCTGCCAGCGGGCAAATCGCTGCGCCGCCGTTTCGGGCATATCGATGACGGTTGCTGACGGCTGCGACGCTGCCTCGACGGTGACCGGTGCCGGCTCGATGACAGGCACGTCGATCGCACGGGCATGCAGCGCTTCCCGCGAGATCCGGCCGATACCGGGGATCTCCAGCACTTCCGGCGTTTCCATTGGCAGGGCGCGGTAGCCGCGTCGTTCCGCCTCGATCTCCTCACGATGAGCGTCGTTGCGCTTGAGGCGTGCGTCTGCACGCTTCTCCCGAGCCTGCTCGACGAAGGACATCGGGAAGTAGTGCCGTTCGTTGCCGCCAAATTCCGCCTTGCAGATAAAGCGGCCGTCCGGGTGATGCACCCACACGTGCTTCGCATCGTGAATGTCGTACGCAACGTGCACGACCTCGTCGTGGAACTCTTCGAGCAGCCCGCTGAAGTAGCGGTTGTTGAAAAGCTGAACTTCGCCGCGACGCACCGTGCGCTCGATCCGTGGACGGAACACGTTCTGCGCTTCGGCATCGGTCAGCCTGACTGGCTCCCATGCCTTCGCCTCGAACGTCGAGAGCATTTCGTTCGGCGTCATGTGGCGACGCTTGCCGTCGACCGGATCGACGATCTTCGGCAATGAGCTATGCGGACGTGCGTTGTACTTCTCCATTTGCTCCTGGCAGAACTGCATGAACAGGTCCCATCCCATCAGGGGCAGTGCGCCGCCTTTCTTGATCGCGGCACGCGTGATCTTGAAATGAGCGTGCTTGGCTTCGCGGTCCATCGCCTCGCCGATGAAGCTCGGCAGTTCCTTGGCCGCTCGAATCCACAGCGATTGGTGCAGTCGCTCAACGACACCCCGCGCCTGCGAGTTGTACGGCAGTGAGTGCGAAACCTCGAAGCCGAGCAGTCCCTGCATGCCGGTTCCTTCGGCCTTGATCATTGCGTTGTCGTAACCCGAGCCGTGGTCGACGTAGAAAATCGCCAGGACGCCGTTGTGCATGACCCCGTTGGAGATTGCTTCGAGCACGGCCAGGCTCGATTCGGCGAGGCCAATCGAGAAACCCACTACCCGACGCGTCGCGATATCGACGATCACGGTGATCTCCGGCCGGAACGGACGGCCGTGCAGCGGATGTTGGACCTCGGCGTCGAACGTATGACCGTCCGCGCTCCAAACGTCGTTCGGCTGCAGCTGGTCGAATGTGCGGCGGACGAACGGCCGGATATTCTTCAGTTCGCGAGGCCCCATGCGGCCGATCTCGCGCGACACGTTCCCGACCTTGCCGAGGAATCGGCGCACCTGGTGAATGGAGGGGAAGCTCCATTCGAGATCGCGGGCGCGGTAGGCGTCGACGAACTGGCTGTATGCATGCTCAACGGACGGCTTCTGCGGCACCTGGTAGAACGAGAGGAACGGCTTCGCCCACGCCGGCACCGAGAATTCGGCGCGAGCCTTCTTCGGCGCGAGCGAGCCTGATTTCGACAGCCCGAGATAGCGCTTCAATGTGCGGATGCTGGGAAAGCCGTCGCCCTTACGGCCACGTTCGTCTCGGGCCGCACGGAGCATCATGATGAGGTGATCGTCCAGCGTGCCGGCCTTCGCCTGGGTGAGCAGAGTCGTCATCGCAGCTTCGCGGGACACGTGACACTGATCCATCAGGCGCTCGATCGTCGTCAGGATGCCCTTGCGTGCGTCTGCGCGCAGACGTTGAGCATCGGTTTCGACGAGGTCGAGCTGCTGTTCGCGGCGCACGATCGCAGCGGCTTTCACCGGCGCCGGAGCAGCAATCAGCGCTGTGGTTGCGCGCCGGCGAATTTCCGCCTGCGCTTCAGCGGGAAGGCTGTCGAACGCATATTCAATCCCTTTGCCCTTGAGTCTGCGGCGCGCAGCCCAGTTTTCACGCGTCGCGCTATAGCGGACACCGCGCTCGGTAGCCGGCACTCCAGGTAGCTTCAGGGCTGCCAACTCCGGGGCAGGATAGTGGGACTTGATGATGACCTCACCGCTTTTCGCAGTTGCCTCCCGGTGCATCATTCAGCCTCCACATCATCAAAAGGCAATTCGGGGGCTTGATCCTTTGCAACGTTCGCTCGGTGAAAGGCTGCCTGGATCATCGCGTGCGTCAATGCGCCAATCGCATGAGCTTGTTCTTCTCCCGTGGTGTAGTAACGGCAGAGGACGGCGGCTGCGTCTGCGAAGGCACTTTGAAGGGCTGACAGGTCAGCGATTGTCGGCCGACGACCCGTTGGGACGTCGATGACAATTCGGCTGCCATCCGCGACGGACAGGAACTCGCTGATTTGATGCGCACCGCAGAATTCCTCAAACTGCAGGACGCGGTTCACTGGCATCGACATATCCGAAAGCCACCGGTAATAAGTCTTCAACTCAACGCCCATCAAGTCGGCCATCACCTTAGCCGGACGCCGGTTGGCGTCCGCCGCAGCGGTATTCCGATCGAACGCATTGCGCAGGCTCGTTGCCGGCGCGGATTTGCGGTGGTGTTTTCTCATCACTTCGTCACTCGCTTCGAGAATCGCTTCAGTAGCGCGGTAGACCTCAGTCCCCTACGATTCAATCCATCGCCACGGCGACGGAAAGGTCGCGGCGCGGCACACAAACAGGTGATGACGGTGACAAAACGGGCGTAAAATTCCGTTTCTCGTAACGGCTCGGCCAGATAGTTTCGGGCTCGACTCCGATTGCGTGCGCAATGATGCGCTCGGCTTTCGGATATGAACTGTCGAAGGCTTTGCGCAGAGCGCTCGCGTTCGTGTAGCCGCTTGCCTTTGCTAGCCGAAGAATGTTCCAGCCCTTTTTTTCAAGGGCGCACTTGATATCCGCCTTATCCCAGTCTTTGGCGGATTTTTTTTGCAGCACAGGTGTGTGCATTTGTTCACCTCATGTAGTGAGTATGTGAACGCATGGTAGTCGGATTGTGTCGCTCATGCAACCGGAAATTGACGGTGCCAGTTAATTTCCGGTTGGTTTCCGGTTCTTTTTGCACGGCGCAGACGCCGCTCGCCCCTAAACAATCTTATGAATCAACACTTTATGGACGAAACGGAACAATCTGGGCGGATTGAGGACGGCTTTCCGCCACTCAACCTAGAAATCGGAAGGCGGATCGATGAGGTCTGCCGCGCTATTGGCGGTCGGGAGGAGGCTGCAAAGGCTGCCGGCGTCTCGGCTGGGATGCTGCGCCGGTATATCCGTGGCGAAAGCATGCCGCCGCTCGACGTTGCGATGAACCTTGCCCGCGCCGCGAACAGAAGCGTTGATTGGATCGCAGGAGCATGTGACCAAGATGGGCATTCGGTGACCAACAAAGGGAGCCACTCCGGTGTGCGGGACACGTTGGGGAACCCAGTTGATCTCTCGGAGTTCGTGTTCATTCCGCGCTACAGCGTGAAGGCTGCGGCGGGCCACGGGCAGGCTGTAACGAACGAGGCTCCGACGCACACAATGGCGTTCCGCCGCTACTGGATCGAGCACTATCTACGGGCGAACCCGGCCGATTTGTCGGTTCTTTCCGTCCGGGGCGACTCTCAGTTGGGGGTGTTGAACGACCGGGATGTGATTCTGATCGACCGCAGTCAAACGAGTGGCTCTGCAGGACTGTACGTCCTGAGAATTGACGGCGAGATCATCGTGAAGACGCTCCAGCGCCTGCCTGGCGGCATTATCGAGGTCAGTAGCGCTAACCCTGCCTATAAGACATTTGAAGTCGACACGACGCGGCTGCCCGACGACTTTGCGATCATTGGCCAAGTGGTCTGGTTTGGCCGCCAGGTTTAG